TGAATTCCGCAAAGGTTCTCTCGATCCACAGTACGTTTCTGGTTCGATTGAGCGTTTCTATCAGAACTACGGTGACTATTCTGATCCAACACTTTCGTTTGGTCATGATACCGGCGTTTCTTTCCTTGCATCGCGTGGTCAGTTGTTGGTTAATCGTGTTGTTCCCACAGACACGAAGTACGCAGCACTAGACGTGATGATTGACGTTGATACGATTTACGGTAACCGTATGCTTGTTCTTCCGAACAACGGTGTATCTACTTCGTATGCTTCACCTGTTTCTGCACCATTCGTGTTGAAGTTCTCTGCTCAGTTGATCACTGGCAACACTTTCACGATGCAGATTTCTGATGGTATTACAGTTTCCGGCGTTTCTGTTCCGTATGCAACTTCGCACGCTAATACACTGGCAAACATTGTAACAGCAATCAACACGATTCTATCTTCGTATGGTATCGGTGGTTATGCTTCGATTTACACAGAAACCTCTTCAATTCTTGCAGTTTCTTATACCATTATTATTCGTCCGCCAACAAATGCTTCGTTGGTTATGTCATCTCCTTTGGTCTCTGGCGGCGTTTCTCAAGCATCTACTTCGTTGGCAAACAGCGGTTACATGATGACCGTTTATGCAGAAAATCCAGGCGCATGGGCAAACGACATTGGTATCAAGATCAACCAGATCGATCCAGGCGTCAGCGAACGTTATCGTTTGACTTTCAACAGTGCGCTAATCACTGGTAACACATTTGCTGCAACTATAAACGGTGTAGCAACCACTCCAGTTGTTTTCACTACGTCTTCTGACAACACTATGACGCTGATTGCCGCTGCATTGGAAGCGCATCCAAATATTCGCAGCGCATATGTTGAAACAGCAGTTGGTTCGGTATCGAATGATCGCTCTATCATCATTGTTGCAGAAGTGCCAGGCGATGGTTATCTGTCCATCGACTCGACAGTAGTTACAGGTGGTGCTTCCCAAGCACTTATCTCTTCCGTCAAGACTTTGACGGGTAAAACTTCGAATGGTTCCTTTGTGATTGAAGTCTACCGTCGTGCAGCTCCAACACTTCCTATGGAGCGGTTCACGGTTACTTCGTATTCATATCGGGATGGTCGCGGAGAACAGATCAAGTACACAAACATTATCAACACAGGTTCCAAGAAGTCCGGCAACATTCGTGTTGTTATGGAATCTTCTTTGGAGACAGCAGTTGGTTTCTCGACTATTCTGTCGCAGATGTTATCCGCTAACTTCCAGTTCAAGTCTACCGTTACTTACATGGGCGGCGGTTTTGATGGTTCGGCTGTTACATCCTCTCAGATGGTTGCAGCGTTGGCAAAGTTTGAAGATCGTGTTCACTATCCATTCAATATGATTCTGAATGCCGGTTATACTTCGGTTCAGTATCAACAGGCGTGTGTTAACCTTGCGATTTCTCGTGGTGACTGTACTGCTATTCTTGATATGCCAACTGCTTATCAGGGAACAGCACAGGTTGCACGTGATTATCGCTTGTATGAACTCAACATCGATTCGTCGCATGGGGCTATCTATACTCCAGACGTTATGATTGCAGACGTTACCACAGGCGAACATCGTTATGTACCGCCGTCAGGTATGGTTGGCGCAGCGTATGTGTACAACGATGCAGTTGGTGCGCGTTGGACAGCTCCTGCCGGTCTTAACCGTGGTAAGTTGCGTTCAGCACTTGGTCTTCGTGTAACATATTCTCCGCTTGACGAAGAATTGCTGCATCCTAATCAGGTAAACGCGATTGTTGATCGTCCTGCGGTTGGGATTGTTATCATGGGCGAACAGACTTTGCAGTCCTTCACTTCTGCTTTGTCTTCTATTCATATTCGTCGTTTGATGAACGATATCGAAACAGTTATTACAGATCAGCTGGACTACACTCTGTTTGAACCACAGAGCGAATCCACACGTTATGCAGTAACGCAGATGGCAGACGGCGTTCTTTCGCCTATCCATCGTCGTGAAGGTTTGTACGACTACTTCATTCAGTGTGATGATGTAAACAACACACCAGAAGTAGTTGATGCAGATTCTCTTGCTCTTGATATCTACGTCAAACCAGTTCGTGCGATTAAGGGTATTCTGATGCGTGCTATCATCGCACGTACCGGCGTATCGTTCGAAATCCTTTCCGCACAGTTCAACAACACACAAGCAGCGTAATGGGAGAAATAAACAATGGCACGTATTAGTTTTGCAAACGTGGCATCTCTTCCAGACACTCTGGATGTGATTGCCTACGAAATGATCTTTGGTACAATTCCTGGCTCCGGCGATAGTCGTGGTCTTACGCTTCGTAGTAAAGATTCCAATATTCCTGGCTTCTCAAACGAAAGCTTTTCTTCCACTTTGCACGGACACACACGAAATTTCCGTGGTCGAGCAATCTGGCCTGGCACTTGGTCAACGAACTTCGTCGAAACAGTTGACGGTTATATGTGGAACACCGTTAAGGCTTGGCACGAACGTGTAGTTGGGTCTGAGTCTGGCAATTCTACCGGATACCTTCGCGATTATTCTGTCGCGGCACAGCTTATCGTTTATGATACAGCAGGTGCGGTGGTATCTCGTCATATTCTAGAAGATGTATTTCCACAAGATGTTGGAGACGTACAAGTCTCCGGTGAGGCATCTGCTGCTATGTCTGTAGCCGTCACTTGGAAGTATGCACGTGCTCGTTTCGGTACGTTACTGTAGTATCCATTGGGGTCGGTTCATCGTTGATATTGTCAGCGGCGAATTGGCCCCTTTTCTTTTTGGAGAATCATATGGCTTTCACTTTCAATCAAGTAGCGGCAGCCGGTGATGTTTTACCTCACAATCGGCATTCGCTGATTTTTCCTAATCTGCCAAACGGCGGAAATGGTTACGATCTTTCCATTCGCAACACCACGGTGTCTTTCACGCCTTGGGAAGTAGGACAAATCATCGTCAAGATGTATGGTTGGTCTGTTGCTTTCGCAGGACGAAGAAACAATCCAAACACGTTTAGTTGCGCATTTCTTGAAACAACGGATGCACCTGTAATCAAGACGTTGTTGGGATGGCAATCTGCTTGTTCTGGTTTTAAAAAACCGAATGGTTTGCTGAAATCAAAATACGCAGTTAAAGCAAAGTTGTATGTTTACGATACCGCAGGTAATAAAGCATTCACTGTAATTCTGTACAATGTGTGGCCGCAGTCTATTACATTTTCAGATATTCAAGAAGATTCCGGTGCAGCCGAGGTTACTGTTAACTTCTCAATCGACGCAATGGATATCGAATCTCTGAACTTTTCGGAGCAAGGTATTGCTGGTTCTAGTACGGGTGACGTTTTGTTGGGGTCAGTCGATGCGTTTCGATCAACTGCCGGATACAACCCTATAGGCGTTCTTAGCCAGATTAGCAATACCGCTAGTCAGATTGAATCTGCATACAACTCAACTACGAATCTGTTTAGATCATTTGGTCTATTTTAGGAGAGAATTATGGCTGGACAACTAACAAGGGATGATGCCTTTTCCATTGCCGATCCGGCTATTGCTTCACTATGGATTGTGCGTATGCCTTTCGGGGCAGACCTAAAAGACATAGTAGCTGAGTCTATTACTATGACAAAGTACAAGACGCCTTCCGTCGCTCGATTTAACGGTGGTTCGAATTCGTATTTTCCGGGCACTTCTGATATTGATGGCCTTGCTATTACGTTTTACGAAACACATGATTATCGTGTAACCAGATACTTTGAAAAGTGGCGACTATCTGTATTCAATCCTGAGTCTGGCGTGTACGGAATGCCGAAGGATTACAAACAGCCAATCAAGACTGAACTATATTCGAATCTGTCTACTTCGCCTGTCATGGAATATGAATACAAATACTGTTGGCCGACGGATATTCAAGCTTTTGAAATGAATTACACCGATGAAACGGCACGTATTACAGTTCAAGTTCAATTGTCCGTGGATACAGTCAAGTAAACAAAACAACGTTTTTCTATGCATTTAAACATGGTTACAAGCAACCACAGCATGTCTACAAGCGGTTTAAATCGCATAAACTTTTCGTCATGCATACATACACCTAAAACAATGACAAAACGTCAAAACAGGGAAAAACCATGAAACCTACCACACCTTCACCGTCGTTGAGACCAAACACGCCTAATCGTCCACTTCCGCCTGGATTTGTTGCAGATGATACGCCGCCTATGCGTATTGGTTCACAAGTCGTTAATCCGCAATCCGGAATGAACAAAGCAGCGTTGCACTCTTCCAC